GAGTATTCCGGAAATGAAAAGAAGGCAATGAAAAAGAAAATTGCCGATCTTGAATCTCAGATCACTGAGTACTCCACTGCGGCAGCTGAGAATGAGCAGCTGAAAAAGGAGAACGCAGAACTGAAAAGAAAGAACGAGGAAATCGAAAGAGCACAGAGAAAAGAAAAGGTTGATGCCTACTGTCAGGGACTTGTCAAAAAAGGACAGCTCACACCTGCACAGGCGGAAAAAACTAAAAAGGTTCTCCACGCTCTTAACGGTGATGACAAATCAGCTGAGTTCGCAAGCGGCGAAAGTGCTGAAAGTGTTTTTAAAGATGTTCTCAACGAGCTTCCTGAGAGAAAGGAACTTGTTGAAGAGTTCGCATCAAAGAACAACGCTTCAAAACTTAAACCTGAGATTAAAAAGGCTGAATTCGGCGGCTCTGAAGTAGACGAGTACAGCGTCGCTCTTGATGCCAGAGCTATGGAAATCCAGAAAGAAACAAACTGCACGTACATGGAAGCTGTACAGCAGGCAAGAAAGGAGGTGTAAGTTGAGTAAAGCACAGAGAATAGTTGACGTTGTTTTAACGAAACTGGCCGTAGGATATAAAAACGCGGCAATGATCGCAACAAGAGTTCTTCCTGTTGTGTTTTGCAGCAAAGAAGGTGTTAAAATTCCGGTTTACGGGAAAGACGCGTTCAAGCTTGTGGACACACAGAGAGCACAGGGATCAGACAGCAACCAGCTGATAAGAACTCCGAAAAGCACAGTTGATGCTGTTCTTGAAGAGCATGATATCTCTATTCCTATTGACTGGAGAGAAAAAGATGAATCCGACTTCAATGACGAAGCTGATGCTGTTGAAGAGGGCGGAGACATTCTTGATCTCGGTCTGGAGAAAGAAACAGCAGACCTTCTTACAAATCCTGACAACTATGCCGCAAGCATGAAGGTTGCGCTCACAACTTCTTTCGATGAAGAAGGTGGAGATCCTGTCGGTGTTATCGACACTGGTATTGAAGCTATTCGTCAGAAACTTGGAAAAAGACCGAACAAACTGGTTTTCGGACAGAAAACCATGAACATTCTTAAACATCACGACGATCTTATTGCAAGGCTCCCTAACACAAAAGTTAAGGTCCTCAATGAAAGTCTCATTGCTGAAGTTTTTGATGTTGAAGAGGTTATTGTCGGTGGTGCAGTGTATGACGATGACGGCACAATGACCGATGTATGGGGAGATATCGTTCTTATCGGTTATACACCGAAAAACCCGAGATCTTACCGTGTGCCTTCCGGTGGATTCATTCTTAGAAAGAAAGGATTCAGACAGGCTGACAAATATCCTGGAGCAGGCGGAAAAGTTACAAACGTCAGGTCTACAGACGTTAGAACTCCAAAAGTTGTTGTTCAGGATGCCTGGTATCTCATAACCAACACAAAAGCGTAAGCCTTAGTGTGCAGACCCGGAGGGAATCATGAAGGATAAAACAGTTCTCGTAACCGTGAAAGAAGGTGAAAGGATCCTCGTCGGTAAAGAATACAAGACAGTGAAAGACAAGCCTTTTGAGCTGACTGAAAAGCAGTTCAAAAAGGTCAGTCTTTACGTCGAGAAAGTTGTTGACGAAGAAGAAGAGGAGACAACCGAGGAGACAACCGAGGAGACAACCGAGGAAGCAACCGAGGAGACACCCGAGGAAGCAACCCAGGAGACACCCGAGGAAGCAACCCAGGAGAAAACCGAGGAGACAACTGAGGAAATAGCTGAAGCCAAGGCAAAGAAAGAAGCTGAGGCAAAGAAGAAGGCTGAGGCAAAGAAGAAGGCTGAAGCAAAGAAGAAGGCTGAGGCAAAGAAGAAGGCTGAAGCAAAGAAGAAGGCTGAAGCAAAGAAGAAGGCAGCTCCCAAAAAGAAGTAGTTTGAAACTTTTATAAAGAGAGGAAAGGAAAATGAAACCAAGAAACGTAAGTCATTCGATTTCGTCAAAAGCAAGCGGCGCAGCCATTGCGAAAGCACGTTTTATCGGACTTGACGGTGCACTCTGCGGCGCAGGTGAAAAGGCACTCGGTGTCTCACAGTATGCCTGTGAAGACGGCGAACAGTTCGCTGTTGACGTTGCCGGTATTTCGCACATCATGCTCGCTGCAACTGTAGCAGCGGGAAAACCTGTCGCATCTGATGCAGACGGAAAGGCTGTTGAAGCTGCTGCCCTTGCAGCTGCAACAACACTCACTCTTGACGGTGAAGTGGACATTGACGCTGTAGTTCCGACTGGGTCAGAAGCAGTATTGTCTGATGTTGCTCAGCCGACTGTTAACGTTGCCGGTGATGTTGATTTTACCGGATCAAGTGCATCCACAGCAATGAGCGGTGGAAAACTTCCTGTACAGATCAACGGCTGGCTGCTTGAGGGCGGTGATGCCGGTGGTATCGTTGCAGTTAAACTCGTTTAAGACCAGGGGGGAGTGATGCCTTACTGTGATCTTAATGATCTTCTTAATGCCAGTTCTGAAAGAGATCTGATCCAGCTTACAGATGATGACAGATCAGGAGCTATCGACGAAACGGTCATCAGCGAGATGATCGAAAAGGCCGATGCTCTTATCGACGGATATGTGGGATCCAGATATTCACTCCCTCTGGATCCTGCTCCAGAACTGATCAACTCAATTTCAGTCGACATAACGATCTTTAATCTTTACAAGCGGCGCAGCCGTCTAAACAAAGAGATAATCGAATCGTTTAAGATCGCTGAAAGGCAGCTTGAACGGATTCAGGCGGGAAGGATCACTCTTCCCGGTGCGGCAGAGATCGGCGGTGACAATTACGGTACAGGCGAAGTCAGGGTCAACAAAACTCCTGATGATCGCATTTTTCCCAGATCAGAATTAGATAAATGGTGAAAACATGTCAATTAAAACAATAGAAAATCAGCTCGTTAATGTTCTCAATGCCGCAAAGGATCTTGAAGGCGAAGTCCTTGCTCCGATGCTTATTGAGGCATGTCCGGAAGATTTTGAACGCAGAGATCTTCTGAGTTCAGTCGGTTCCGTCTGGGTTCATTTCTCAGGCAAGAACAGTCAGGATCCGGAAGGATTCTCAACTGTCCAGGAACAGAGCTATTCTTTTGACGTTCATGTTTTCACCAGGAATCTCAGACCCGGGTATCATGCGACAAAAGGCGACGAAGACGGAAACGCTTATGACGTTATGGACACTATCGAATCAGTCCTGAGCGGATATGTGGCGGCTACCGGTCTGAAACCGATGTATCACAAAGAATCAAAACTCGTGCAGTCAAGAGACGGAGTCTGGCAGTACGGCATGAGATTCATCACGAAAGGCATGTTTTTCAAACCTGCCACGGATACCGTGCTCGGAATATCTACAAAGATCACATTTGAGAGTACCGGTCGAACTTTTACCATTCCACCAACGGAGGAATAAATGTCCAGAGTTATTACACAGAACACCTCTGACGCACCTAAACAGGTCAGTGAGGTGAAAACGGCGGTTATAGGTATCGTCGGCACAGCTAATCCGCAGGGATTCGTTCCTGCGAATTTTAAGACTGATGAGCCGATCGTGCTTCTTAACCCCGATAATATTGAGAGTGTGGTCGGTAAACAGGCCGATGGGTACTCTCTTCCGAAGTATCTTCCGAAACTGTATGAGCAGTTCCAGGGAGATGAGATCCCGGTTGTTATTGTTTACAACAAACTTGCACTCACAGATGTTGCAGCTGCCGAGTTTACAAAAGATGAGAACGACGAGATCGATCTTGAGAAGGAAAATATCTGCGGTGTTGTTGTCACCAACGTTGCCGGAGATGTAACCTATGTCGAAGACACCGACTATTCAGTTGATTATGCGACAGGAATTGTCACTATCATCAACGAGCTTCTTACAACAGTTAAGATCGCGTACAAGTACGGCAATATTGCAAGTGTCGATGGTGAACTTATTGCAGGTGTGTCAACACCTTCTAAAACAGGTGTTTATGCACTTCTTAACGCTGAGGGTATCACTGGCTATAAACCTAAGATCATCGGCGCTCCCGGATATGCACACGACAAGGATGTCGCTGATGCACTCACAACTGTGGGAAACAGACTGAAAGCAAGATTCTACATTGATCCTGATACCGCGACAGATGACACTGTATCTGAAACAATCGCAGCCAGAGGAACAACTGAGAAAGCTTTCGGAATCCACGAGAAAAGAGGAACGGTCCTTTTCCCTGAACTCAAAAAGAATGACGTAAACTACGCTCCTTCTATTGCGGCGATGGGTGTCCGTGCCAGAACCGACATGGATACTTCAAAAGGTTATCACTGGCCTATCAGTTCACAGAAGATCTACGGATTTGACGGACTGAGCCTACCGGTTGAGTATTCACTGACAGCTGCAACTGCTGAGTCACAGCTTCTTAACGCAGCCGGTGTTGTGACATTCAAGAACGTGTCAGGACTTAAGTTCGCCGGAAACGTGAACAGTTCCTACGACACTAATAATGACGGAAACACAGATCACGAAAGATTTGAAACTACCGTCACGATCGGAGATGTCATTGAGGAGTCAATTGAAGGATATTCCGAACAGAGAATTGACCAGCCGATCACTTCACAGTGGATCAGAGGTCTTGTCAGAGATGTTAACGCATTCCTCAGAAGACTGAAAGCTGCCGGTAAAATTGCAGGCGGTAAATGCTGGTATGATCCTGACAAGAACGATCCGACAAACCTCGCTGCCGGTCAGATCAAGTTTAATTATGATGATGCCGCTACTCCTCCGGCTGATCAGATAACCTATGAGAGAGCCTACAATGTGGACTATCTCGCTAATCTCGGAGGTTGATCATGCTGAATTTTAATTATGTTACCGGTGCGAACGTTTACATCAACGACAATGAACAGTACGGCCGTGCGATGGAAGTCAGCGGACTTGATGTCAAGACAGTAAAGGTTGATCACAATCCGATCGGAATGTTCGGAAAGAAGAAGATCATCATCGGTCTTGACACCATCGAACTTGATGTCACCTTTGATTTCATTCACGAGAGCATGACTCTTAATGACCGCTTTGATTTCGCTATCAAGGGAAACGTTGTCAGAGATGAGAACGGAGTTAAGAGAGAGTTCGCAACAGTGATCGAATGCTCGGGTCTGCTTGATAACAACAACCTTCTCGGTTCCGGTGTGAAACACCAGGAATGGAAAGGTCAGAAAGTCAAGCTCACTATCGACTACCTTAAAGTTGAATATGACGGTCAGGAACTTATGGAGATCGACGTTGACAACAACATCTGGGTAGAGAACGGCGTTGACAAGCTTGAGCAGATGAGAACGAACGCAGGGCTTTAATTCTAAACAATCAGGGAGTGTGATCTATGAGCGGTAAATATAACCGAAAAAAAACAAAGCAGGGGCCTTCTGAAAAGAAGGCTCGTGTTACAATTCTGCCACCAAAAAAAGGATTCACATTTAAACAGTGTGAAAGTCGTGAAGCAACCATGCAGGATATGGTGAACGCTGAGATGATCTCAGGAACAATGAAGGGCTGGCGTTTTAACGTCGCTCTCATGGCTGTCACCTGCAAGTTCGACGGGAAGAGCGTTCCTTTTGAGGATCTTCTGACAATGAGCAGTGCGGATTTTTTAGAAGTAAACATGGCTGGTCTGACG